TTTTTTTCTCAATGTTTTGACCAACCTCAGGCATCAATCACCTCTATTTCTTTTCGAAATGCTTTATGAGTTAATGGAGGATAAACCGATATAGTGTATTTCCCAGGATCAATAAAAACAAGAGGAGAAGACAAATCAGTTATTTTAGTTTCTTCTTGATACTCATTTAATACTTTTATCAAAGTGCCTTCAGGAAAATTAGTGATATCATAAGAATAGTTCAGGTTAACATTAGTATTTGGTTCCGGAAGTTCTTGAAAGACCCTAGGTTCAAAGTTGTCATAATCTTGTTCTGCTTCTTCCCAGTTATCGTCTGTAATACGCACGGTACTTATTCTTATAGCTGATTGACCGTCTTCTAGTTGTTCTATAAAATAATAATTTATAGAAGTATCCTCTTTTGTCATATTCATTAAATATTCCATATCAGGTAACCTTATAAACACGCCAAGTTATGTGTATTGTATTCGGAGGACCACCCCGTGTAGTAATTGAGTTTACATTCCAAGTAAAAACTTGAAAACGTAAACTAAGGGCATCAGGTCCAAACCATCTAGTCACCGGTAATATTTGTGTTCTAATACCCCACCATACATTATTAGCGTCAACATCAACTTGATCTGCAAAAACTTTAGTGTCGAGAGGATTGTCACTTGGACCGTTATAAAAACCAGCTTCGGCTATATAGCTAACGTTAATGCCTTCCCAAGCGGTTAAAGGAAGTCCGGTTACTTGAAAAGCTAGCGGATTCCAAGTCATTCCATTATTTCCGTTAGTATTGATGCCAACCTGTCCAGTATTATGAATACCTGAGGCTACTAATAACGGTCTCGAGATCACAACACCGTTAAATTCGGCATTACCGTTCTTTAGTATTCTCCAACCGCTAACACCTGTAACAAAATTATTACTAGAGATCTCGTTACCAATTTTCAGATTTGTAACTGCACCAGTACCAATTTTAGCTTCTGTGATAGCACCAGCGGCAATAATGGCAGAACCGGCAACAATTGCATCAGCTGCGATCTTGTTACCAGTAATAGTATTACCAGCAATTTTATCTCCGGTAATTTCTCCTGCCTTGATTTTAGGAGCAGTAATAGCATCATTAGCAATTTGAGTATTTGTGATAGTGCCTATCAGATCAGAAGTAGGAATCTCTCTTTGCCAAGAGTTAGTAAACGAATTCCAACGATAAAGTTTATCGTCAGTAGTCAAATAAACAACGTTGCCACCATCATTATTTGGAGGTAACGTGTCTCGAATTTGAATAAACTCAAGACCATCTGCTACAGACAAATTAGTTACTTGAATTCCAGTTGGAAAAACAGTAATGTAATTAGTCCAACCACTGGTATTACCAAAGATATCTACCGAACGAATACGATAAGTATTTCGAGTATCTCCCGGAGACACAGCTCGGAAATAATAGTTGTCAGTGGTTCTAGCTAACAGTAAGGGACTGTTCCCTCCGGCAGTATAGTACCAAATCTCAAAATAATCAAAGTCTGAGTCAGGCGGAGGGTTGCCTCGAAGAACAATTCCGGTCTCTTTCGCTTCTCCCACCCAACCAGAGGGAGTCACGGGAGGTGCGCTTGGGGAGGAGACTAAGAAGCTAGTTTGAACCCAATTAGTTACACGACCATCTTTAGCTCTTCCTCGGACTCTAAAATCATAAGTCAAGCCAGGAGCAAGATCTCTTACTACATAACTGTTACCCGTAGCAATCAAAGGAATACTTACTGCTTCAGAGAATACAGGATTAGTTGAAAGCTTCCATTGGAATTCGTAGCTAACAACTGATGAATCCGAAGGAGAACTCCAAGGCACAGTTATTTGAGAAGAGTAAGACTTATCAGCTAACTTGATGTATTGAACAGTAATTGTTCCTAAGGTAGGAGCAACTAAGCTAAAATCCGGGACAAACTTATCGCCATAAGGAATGTCATCATCAATGTTCCAAGCCAACTCTTCGTAGTTGAATCGTACAGCAACAATTTTGCAACTCAAGTCTTCTTGAATTGAAACGCTTTGAACTTTAAAAGTCTCTAATTCGATGCCACGAGAGGGTATGTCAACGTTGATAAAATCGCCGGGTTCAACACTAAGACCTTTAATCGAGGATCTGAATTCTACAATGAAAGTATTTCTAGATTGACGAACTAATTGTTCTGCTTTAGCTAGAGCGTGATAAGGATCAGTAATACCAGGGAAAGAAAAGTCTCTTTGCAGATACCTTCCACCGTCTTCGTTCAAATAAGTAGTATAAGGAACACTACCAGTTTTAGGCCAAGTAACCGAGTCTAGTTTAAAATCATTATGTTCGTTTCTAAAGTTGACTGTGACTTGGTTTAATCTTTCTTGAGCATTGGGGAAGATAATGTTGATCTCATCATCGATGATATTATCTTCGTTAAAGAAATGATTCGGATGAATCAGAGAATCTTCTTGCTCTTGGCTAGTAGGATATTTTAGGTTCAGCCTGTATTTTCCAGCAGACCATACAAGATCGGCTTGACCCATAGTCTCAAGGATAGATTCTATGTTCTCCCGAATAGTGTTTTCGGTAGACAGCGCAATGTTGCATTCATAAAGAGGTATGTTTCTCGTAGTAATACCACCGTGAATTTTACCCCCAATGGCAGCGTTAGATTTTACGATGGTATTGCAAACTTGGGCAGCTTCGTAAAAAGAACGAAGATCTAAGTCTTCCTCGGTCAATCCCATGCCATATTTAGTAGATGTTAAATAATCTAAAAGACAAAGCGCAGGGTTATTTGAATACGCTCTTCCACTAGACAGAGAATAAGTACCATTCAGGTTATCAATCACCCATCTTACTTTGATACCCTGAACATAGAAAGTTACATCCGGAACACCATTGTAATTGTAGTCTTCTCGATTAAGACGGAAAGCCATAGTAGCGCTAGCACAGTTCGTGAACTTATTACTAGTCGCTATACCGTTAGCTGTAGCATAGGCATGGTCTAAATTATCACTATCGTACTTGACTGTGATCCACTGACCAAACCAATAAGCAGGATCGGTCCAAGGAACACCGTTTACTTCAGCGTCTACGATGTAGTTTATTCCACCAACACTGATAACTTGTTGTACAAATAAGAATTCATTCTTTGTTCCACTAATAGAAGGAAACAAAGCAAAGTTAGTCGGGACACCAACGCCAGTGTTTCCTGGACCATTATGTCTGAAGAACCAACGATCAATAGGTTTACCAGAGAAGTTCGTACTATTGTGACTAGTACTAGTTCGATGGAGAGTACGGATACCGCCAAGTTTGTTTCGGCCATACGGTACAATGAGGTATTCTGGTTGTCCGGAAACGACGAGCTCGACCCCAAGCATTTCGTCCCGTTGAGCGTTGATTTGAGCCTGGAGTTTCTTCTGTTTATTTCGTTGATAAGCATAAGAGGCGAGTGACAAAGCAACCGCTACAACTGCCTGTGGCATTAAACTTTACCCCACTTTAATTTAATTTCGTTATCATCATATATTTGATCAAAAGAAGTATCTAAAGGATTGATTTGATCCATACCATCCATTGATGCTAAAAAAGGACGGACAGCATCAAGAGGAGCTAAAGGGCTAGCGCATTCTAATACTGCAATCTTTTCTTCATCGTTGGTACTTATCTGCACTCTGTCTACAAAGCCTTTATAGACGATTATGACATCAGAAGGATTCAACAATAATACACCAGAAGGATCTTCTAGAACCCCATAAACAGTTACTCTACGACCAATACATCCAGCTCTGGCTTCGGCTTGAATTTGATCAGCGTGATCAATCACAGATATTTTGTAGATTTCTCTATCGGTGATGGTAGTATAACGAGGAACATCATAGCCAATTAATCCACCATCAGGAGAGTAAATGTTTCCTTGATAAGTAACTGGATAAGGGCTATCAGTTAAAAAATAGCTAGTGTTCAAGTCCATTCTAACCAAAACATTATATTTAACTAGGTCTTGATTCAAGGCAGCTTGAACTTCTGCCGAAAAGTTTCTCATTATAATTTCTCCGCTATATTGATATTAACATCGGCCAATACACCATCGCTGAAACTTAACCCTTTGATATTGTCTGAAGTCCAGAAGTATCTGAAAGAAACGTTTTCCGCAATCAAAAGTTCTTCGTTGTTGCTAACAGGCGCTACAAGTCGAGGATAAATATTTATTTCCGGATTTTCTCTAGTTAAGTCTTTAGTCAAGAGATAGACTTTACTGTGACCAAAGAATTTAACAAAGTAACCACGAGGAATTAGATACTCGGCTTCTACTGCTGCGTTATTGACAGTCTCATCAAAACTTGTACTTGTCTCATCAAATTCTATTGCTGTTCCGTCAAAGCTAATAGTCGAAGAATTATCAAAAGTGTTGATCAAGTTGTTGAAATTTACAACCGAACTATCAAAATTAGAAGGAGGAAGAGAAGTCTCCAGAGGGATACTAGCAATTACACTAGAGCCGATAGGATGAGAGCCATTTACTTGGATCGCGCCTGATATTGGTCTCTTTAACCTTTTATTTACGTTAAAGAGTTGAGGCATAACCATAGTATGAGAAATGTTTCTGGTAAGTGCTCCAATTAAAAGCCTATCAATGTTATCACGATCAATGATTGAGAAAGAAAGTTCCCAACGTTGAGCACCAGAAGAAACTTTGAAATTTCGTAGAGACAGACTATCACTGTCAAAATAAGGTTCATTTGAACGGATACTCATTGGTGCTGCAATAGGAGCACCTTCAAAATAGTAAGTAACACTCATTCCGGAGGCCTCCCTAGTTTAGAAAGAGATTTAAAGTCATCAAAGTAAAACTTATCATGTTCTGGATTAGCAGCGGATGTTAACCAATAACCTTGACCTAGATAAATTATTGCAGCAGTAGTATTATAAGGTTTCAAAAGCTTAAAAGAAATATCACCTAATTGAGGAGAATCTTTGCTAGGATCAAGTTCTGAGTAACCTTCTTTAATAAACAAATCAACAAAGTTTTCGTAGCCTAATTTATTCAAAAACTTATTTAATGTTTTATCTGAAGTATAACGCCAGTTTAATCTTTTCAAAGACTCATCTTCAATCAACAAACAGTGGTAATTCAAAACAAGAGTAAAACAATCTGTATACCCCATCTTGAATCCCACTGTCTGTTTTTTTAAGGACAAAGACTTATAAGCTTTTTCGATGGCTTGTCTTTTATCCACTATAATTTACCTCTTTATTCTGGATGTTTACTCCCTGAGCAATCTCGGGCAGCATCTTAAGAATTTCTTTCTTAGTCTGACGAGAGATATCTCCTGTAACGTTAATGTTGATTACCTGAGAAGTACCAGGACCTCCACGAGAACTACTAGAGACTGTTCCGACAACACCGCCATTGGCATAACGATTAGAGTTGATCTCTTTAAGTAGCGGAAGAAATTTCTTAGTCGCTTGAGCGTTGATAACAAACTCACCGTTAGACAAGAAAGCAGGAATAGAATCTGAAGTCCCAGTGCCCGGTCCAGAGATGAAACCGCCAGTAGCAGCAGTTACAGCGCCGCCACTACCGAAACCAAAGGCTCCAATGATAGCAGTAAAGAAAGAACTAAGTTGAGAACCAATGCCTTTGATAAAGTCCATCAGACCACCGGAACCACTACCGAGATTATCTCCAGCAGCTTTGGTCACCGCTCCTTGGATCTCTGAAATGAGTCCTTGGAAGAGACTGTCAAGCATACCCTCAAGGTTTAAAACATCGAAGATCTGTTGAGTAAAAGCATCAGAGGCCACGCTAAGAACTTCGAGAGTAAAGCCGTCAACGAAGCCTTTAAAGAAATCTTCAATACCGATCTCACTAGAAAGAAGCGCAGTCAATCCATCTCTGAATATAGACTGTACTTGGTCTGTTGCAGCAAAAGCTCTTTCACCCTGGAACCGTTCTTGGCCATCCGGGCTGAGTCGATTCTCTCTTTGTAACTTACGTTGAGCATTAAGATAGTCAAGCACGGAGATGGTGTTTTCATTGAACTTTTTATCAAGTTCTTCCATCTTTTTGTTGAATTCTGCAATAGACTTGCGGACTTTATCAACAACAGGACCAACACCGCCACCAGCGCCTACTCCGCTAACTCCGCCGCCGACAATTTCTCCGGCGGTAGCAGCAGCTTCATAAGCCGCAAGACCTTCTGCGCTAACGTTATAAGGTAAGGAGTCAATCTGAGATTCTTTACTCTGAATGAGTGGTTTACCAGTAAAAGACTCGTATACACCCGCCACTCCTGGAATCTTATTTAGTAATCCAGCTAATAGATTAGGTTCACCCATAGAGAAACCTAAAGAACTGCCGCTAACTTGTTGATTCTGGAAGGCCATGTATTTAAGGCCACTAATTCCACCAAGAGCACTGTTCAGATTAGCAAACAGAGTTCTAAACTGAGGAAGGAACGACTCATAAGGGTTCTTTGTGAAAGTCAAGTCTACAGTAATATCATCAACGACTACAACAGGTTTATTGGGTCCTTGAACTTGTCTCAACTCTGGATCAATGTAACCCATCGAATAAGACGGGGAGCCACCTGTAGCAAAGCCTTTAACTTTACCGCTGTTGATCATCTCTAACAGAGCACGATATTTTCTGGTACTAGCAGCGTTGATCACATACTCGCCATTGGAGAGCATGGCCGGGATAAGATCTTCTGTAGGACCACCAGGACCAGAGATGTAACCTCCGTAAGCTCGACGTATACCTGCGCCTTTGTTAGGGTCTCTTCCTTCTTCTGCTGATTGATCTTGATTTAGTCTGTCTACAATATCGAAGACAGGACCGATCGAAGGAAGTAAAAGATTTAATTGAGCCTTGATACCAGCGAAAAGATAATCTGCAATAGAAGAACCCGAATCAAAGAATACATCAGCTAGGTCAGTAATACCGCTGAACAACAGTTCGCCAATGTCAGTGACCCATTTATTTATTTGTTCTTTTGCTTCTGTGGAAGAACTAAAATAATAACCAATTGCACCAGCAATGGCACCGCCAACAGCACCCCAAGGACCTCCGATCGCAAATCCAGCAACAGCGTTGCCTAAGATAGAAGCGACTAGACCTCCGGCGATATCAACTTGACTTATTTCTTCGTCGAAACCCTGCTGTAAAAGAGCTGCGATAGACCCTCCAGCAAAAGCAAGACCGATAGAGATTCCAATTTTACTCCTAAGTGCTTTCCCTAAAGCGGGAGCTAACACAGCCATTCCTGCGCCAGTAGCTTCTCCGGCGAAAGCACCTATAAAGATACTACCAGCGTAAATACCGATTGACTCCCAAGTTCCGGCTTCTCGGCCCATGTAATCTTCAAAGGCATTCACAAAGAAGGGAGCAGCTAAGGCACCAGCAATAGAACCTATGTTTCTGCCCATTAAAATGGCAGAACGTCTTTGAGCTGCACGAGACTCATTCGTCTCCATCATATCTTTTCTGGCAGCGTCCCTTGCTCCATCATTAGGATAGAAGGGCAGAAGACGACTCTCTATTTCCGAGTTAGATAGTTTTCCATCGTTGACAGGTATAATAGAGGTCAATCCGGCAAGTAAACCACCAGCACCAACTCCAAAAGCTTTCTTGGCAATAAAAGCGCCAAAGATACCAGCAATGAGAACATCACCAAGCTCTCGACCGTATTCCTCCCAAGAACCTTTTTCTAAGTTTAAAGCACCCTCTAAAGCGCTAGTAACGGAAGTACCAATCAGCTCTGCT